GGAGACCCGGATCAACACCGTCAGATTCCATGGTTTCGATGCCGAACTGAAGCTCGTCAAGAGCCTTGCCGCGCAGCGTTGCTACGGATTTGGTTGGCTTCTCTTCTTCAGGAGAAGGGTCTTCCTCCGGGTCAGCCTCAGGGTCAAGGTCGTTTTCCTCGTCCAGAAGCTGGTCCTCTGGTACCTCACGCCCGATGTGGTCGGACTGTGCGTCCGGAGAGGCCGGATCAATCTCTTCCTCACTGCCGTCATCCTGTGAGCCGTCGCGGAAGTCCTCGTCCAGCTTGTCACCGAGCGCAGCCTGAAGACCCGGAGTGAGCTTGATCACGGAGTTGGAAAGACCAATGGTGACCTTATCCGTCTGCTCTCCGGGGTTCTTCTTGTCATCGACAGTGTGGCCCTCGGGAAGCTGGACAATGGCATAGCGGTCCCCTTCAATGGAGATCACCTTACCAGTCTTAGGACCCTTAGTGTTTAGACGCTCTGCCTTAGACTTAGCCCAAGCCTTACCCATGGAGAACGGCTTGGACTCGTCACCACCGTCAGGGGCAATGACCACATCCCCGACATCGAGACTACGGGCAGGGAAATAAAGCTGCTCCCCATCATGACGGGAGATGTACGTGTGACCGTCAGAGGTCTCCGAGATGGCGTAATCTTCAGGGGCATCGGACGGTTTGACGTATCCCGGACGGGAAGTTGCCTTCGAAACCTTGGCTACTGCCTCAGGCTGCTCGAACTCGGGTGTCTCAAGGTTGGACTTCGGTGCCTTGGGGTCTGATAGGGTAGCCTTGCTGGACACAACTTCAATATTGCGTGCAGGGACCTTGACAAGGGCAGGCTCGTGGGTTGGGTTTTCCTTATTCAGGCGCACAAGAGCGTACTCGCCCTGTGAGCCTACAACCGTACCGCCGATTTCCTTCTTGCGCTTGGAAGAGTACCACTTAACTCCCCTGCCCATTTCGATCCATCGACCATTTTTATCTCGTAGCTGAAGCTTTACGAGTGCGCGACGCTTGGCCGCGCTCATCTTCCATGCCATTTATTACGGCTCCATCAGTGTAGGAGGGGCTTGCTCATTACTTGGTGTTTGTTCTATTGTATCAGAACCCTCTGGAGCCGCAGTTGCTGGTTCACCACCTAGGGCGGTTTGCAGCGCATTGGCACTTTCGGGATCGGACAGTGCAAGGGCTTGTTCCCTCGCTTCGGTTTTCAGTTCCTCCGGAATAATGGAGTTCATGAGGGTTTCAGACATAGCGTCAGAAATCATTGCACGCTCTTCAGCCATACGCTGTGCACGCTCTAGCTCGGAAGGAGCATCGGAGTCTGTGAAGCCGTTGGCGCGGCGTAGGGCAGTCTGGGAGATTGCCTTCATACCGTAGAGGGTTACCGCAGCTTCGGCCTTGGACGGCTTGGCTGTGATCGCTGAAGGATCATACCACACAACTGCTCGGTTCACCACATCCTCTTCCCAGCCCTGTGCACGAAGTGCGGGGCGAAGGAAGCCGATGGTGAGGCAGTCAACGATCATGAGGATCAGCGGCTCGATGTGGGCCTTGTAAAGCTGCTCTTCAATGATGATAGCGTTTGAGTATTTGACGGAGGACATACCGGCTGCTACGTCCTTGGGGATGTCAAGTCCGCCAAGGATGCGCTCAAGCAGACGCTCGGCACGTGCGGCAAGCTGGGGGTCAAAGGAACGCTCAAACTTGATGTGGACAATCTTCTCGCCCAGATCCTCAGGACCACGGACAACGAGAGGCACAACAGCGGAAGCGGAGCCGACATCCTCAATCGGGGTGACCATGGCCGCGATAAGCTCTTCCTCAAAGGAGTCCTGCTCGTCATCAGAGCCACCGGACATTGCTCCGGGTTCCTCCATGTCCCCGTCATTCTGGGAGATGTTGGAGAGGCCGTCAGGAACGAACAGAAGACCACCGTTGAGCCTTGACTTGGCTGTGGCGGATGCGGTACGGTCTACAAGGAGAAGCTGGTCGCAGATGTCCAGCACACCACGAAGGGAGGAATCCGCTTCGTCGGAGTATCGCGGGTGGTTTCGCCAGATACGGGTGATGAAGCCCTTCTGCGGGAGCGGCAGGTACTCAGACGGCTTGGCGTCACGGCGCGGCTTGATGACAACCTGAGAGTTGCGTCCGGTAGTTGCGGTGATTTCTTCGACGCTACGGATCTGGTATTTTGCAGGTTCGTTGGTGGAGAAACGGGCAGGTTCGTGGACCAGCCAGCACTCTCCGGTAACAAACATGTTCAGTGCTGCGTTACGGAGCAGGCCGGAAGTTCCGCCGTTGCCTGACTCAAGCAGGTACAGGATGTCCTCTGCCTGCTGTACGAACTCCGGATCAAGCTTCTCGATGGAGCCGATCTCGGAAGGGACGTTGGCGCTCTTGTCCACGTAACCTACATACAGGTTGACTCGGGACATGACAGAGGCAACAAGGTTCGCGGTGTACTTGATCTCACCGATAAGATCATAGTACTCCCACGCCTCTTGCTGCCATTTGTCAGCCTGACGACGCTTGTTGATTGCATCAACTTCCTTTTTGTTCTTCATGTCCAGACGCGCAGCAGAAGCCGTGAGCGGGCGTGGTGCGTTGAACGGAAGAGGAACAGGATTGCCATCGTCTGAAGGCTGAGAGGTTCTTCTATCAAAAATTGACATGGCATCTCCGGGAGAATTGGAATACTTTACACCAATTCTACCATGACATCATAGACCTCTAGTGTATGCTACTCCAGTCAGGGCCGATGCCGTCAGGATTCCCGAGACAACATCTGCCACCTTGGGATCAATCCTCCGGATAGCGAAGATGACCGCTGCTGCCCAGATGGATACACACCACGGACAGCCAATGAAGTAAGAGATCTTGGAATCCCTCGGGAACTTCTCGTAGATGTAGTCCCTGAAGTCTTCTGCAATCTTATCTTCCATCACCAGCTTTGTCAAGCGGTACGTTGCAATGATGTCGGTGGCCAGTGCAAGGGCGCTCACGTGGCTACCCCTTGCGCCTGTGCAGGGTTGAAGACCTTGGAGGACACGTGGGACGCGCACATGGAAGTGCCACTCCACATGTAGACGACGTGGTTCTCTGCTGGGGCTTCCAGATTCTCGTGCAGACAGTAGACGCAGCCAAACTGGACGGGTGTGTCCGTGCTGATACTTCCGCCGATGATTCCAAAATTGGGGGCCTTAGGTGTTGCAAAACCCATAGTGTTCCTTTACTTTCCTAGTTGTGATACAAATGGTACGCCCATAAACGGGTGAAGACCTCGTAGCCGGGAGCCGCAGCCACAGTTGAGGGCGCGTTCCACGTGGAACACGACTTCTGGGGTTGTGACAGTATATCCTGTCTTGTTGCTTCCTTCAAACGCGGTCAGCGGCAGGGTGTGTGCGACTGCGGGACCTTCAGGGAAGTCATCGATGATATAGAGACGGTTGTCCGTGACGATGATCCGGTACTCTTCATGCTTAGGCTGGAACTCGTATTCCGGGTGCACGGAGAACTTGGCTGGAAACAGGTCCAGATGAATGAATGCGGCAGGTTCTACGTCGAGGGTAAAGGCCATTACTGGAACTTCCTGAGTCGTTGTGCTATGGCTGAGCGGGATACTCCGCAAGCTTCGGCAAGCTGGGTCAGGGAGACTCCCTTGACGCGATATGTGTACAGTTTTGATTCGAGAAGATCCGCCGAACGCCTTGCCGGTGCGTTCTCGTCCGTGTATCTTCTTACTGTGGAGGCATCATCTGCCAGTTCTCTGAGGGTTCGACACTCTTCATCGGTGAGTTCTTTTTTCTTTGTGCCACTCGTTCGCTCTTTGGGAGGCGGTGTGGGCAACCATTCTGCGTCTGGGAGGGGAGTTCCGGGAGGACACTTCCTCTCCCAGCCCTGTACTGCTGTCCGGGATACCCCGAGTGCTTCGGCTATGGCCCTCAGGGGCCAGTTTCTGGTTCGTAGCGCCATAACCAGCGCGTAGAATTTCTCCTTCTCTGTATCCCTGAGGGCCACCAACTGCTCGATGGTTTCCGGGGACAGCGAAGGAAGATTATTATCAGTTGACATATAAACTCCTTTTGTCCCAGTATACCACTTATTTCTTGATCGTGTCAAGTTCCTCGATGCGCTTTTTGACCTCATCGAAGTTGAACCGCATGGTGTAGTTGTTCAATGAAGCACGGCCTTCAGCCAGCCCACGGACATCTCCCACGGTGTTGTTCTCGTCACGGTGGATATAGGTCCCGTACATGGACTGGTGATAATGTCCATGAATCAGGAGCCTAGGCGTTGTAACGTTGGTGACCTCAGCCAGCCGCTCACGGTGGTCCGTGCAGTAGGCCAGTTCATTGATCCCGAAGTACTCCATGGCCTCCATCTGTCCACGAAAATCATCCGTAACAGAGTTGGGGGCTGTGGACGGTGAGTCGTGCGTGAACATGACATCCACCGGACCACCGGACTGGGCCGTGAGAATATCCTCCACGGTGATCAGTTCCTCAGGCCACCACGAGCGGCCTGCCACGCGGTGACGCTTGTCGATGGACGCTGCCCCGCCTAGGGCGAGGAAGGTCAGCCCATGCCACTCCCAGCGGTAGCCACGCGGCACGTGAGTGATGTTGTCACGCACGTACCGCGTACCATCGTCCAGCATCTTCTTCTCGTAGAGCCTCGGGAAGTCCTCATGGTTTCCGTCGATCCAGAGAAGCTGCATGTCCCACTCTTCAAGGAGGGCCTGCTGCTGGTTCAGGAAGGGCTTGTCGTTGTGCCAGATCCCGTAGTCCCCGACCTGAAAGATGGTGTCGAGTTCCAGTTCCTTGGCATGACGGATGGCCTTTTCCATCTGCTGCCAGCTACCGTGCACGTCACCAACTACCAGAATGTCGGTCTTTGGTTCTCTAAACACTTTAGCTCTTTCCCCGGTATGCTGCCTGATTGTTCCGGATGATCTTCAGCGCCTCAAGATTGCTTTCCAACTGCGCAATGACCTTATCCAGCGCCACGACATCCGCAGACAGGAGAAGGGTCATGTCAGCTTCAACAAACTGGAGGTTGCGGACGGTACTGTCCTGATCCAGAGCCACAGTGTAGACGTAGTGCTCGTTTGCCATATTCGGGTACGGGTCGTAGCTGAAGCTGAACCGGGAGCCGATAACAGTGCCATTGAACGTCAAGAACCCTTCAGGGAACAGGTGCTCAAGGCCCTCCACCGCAGCCGGATTGATCGTAACCCTATCGCCACGCTTGTATTTCTCTACTGCTGTCATAACTTCCTTAGTGTTTGAATTGAGTCGAGTACAGGCCGTAGGCTACGTACCCGTAGCGTGTGTCGGTGTCGATGTAGTCCTGCCCCACGACAACCTTATCATTCAGGATGGACGTGAGGACGGTCCCCGGAGGGACGACCTCTAGTTCAGCTACAGTGAGCAGCCAGAGGTCGTCCGTCCCTGCATTGTCGTTCGCGTATGACTGTGGCATCCATGGGATCAGTGGTGCGGTCTCGTCAGGCATTGACCCGCCTGTCAACAGGCAGGGTTGCGATTCTGACACCGGCCAGAGCGAACGTAAGGGTAGCGAAGATCCCGATGACCGGGAGGAACTTGATCGCCACAATAATCAGCATCAGTCCCCAGACAATATCCAACCAGTCTTGGAAATTCAAGAGATGGCACCGTTCCGTTCCAGAATGGCGGTGTTGCGCGTGAGGTTGGCACGGATGTCCGCGAAGGATTGCAGTTTCAGAGGCAGGAACTCACCGTCACGGAAGACCGGCTGGATGACGCTGTTGGCGATCTGATCGTCCGTGGCACCCTGAATCAGGTAGAGGTTGCCGTTGGCCCTGTGAGCGACCGCCAGACGCCCTGTAGCGGACTTCTTGGTGCCGTCGTCAGTCTTCGGGTTCTTCTGGATGTTCTTGCCGACACCCTTGACGATGACGAAGGTTGCCTTGACAGCGGAGCCGAACGTGTCGCGGGTCACCATCTGGTAGGAGTAGGACCCGATACCGGCAACCCAGACCGTGGATGCGAAGCCCTTGGCCTTGAGACGTGCGTTGATGTCACGGATACGGGCCTCAAACATGCCGTCACCGTAGATCAGACCGATGTGTTCGTTCAGTTCGAGGAAGCCTGCCTCATTGGTGGTGCCGCCGAAGGTCTCCCAGAGAATCTGGATGGCACCCTTCTCTTCAGGGGTAAACTCGCGGTCCTCCACTTCTCCGACCGTTGTGTGTCGGACGGTGCCTGTAATGATGTCAGCCGGATCACCGGAGTCCGGACGGATGACGAGCTTGCCGTCACGCGCCATGATCTCGTCCTTCAGAGCGGGCAGGTATTCGGTGAGAACCTTGAAGAAGTCCCACGTGTCCGAGACGACGGACAGGATGCCGGTCGGGTACTGCTTGAGCAGGCGGCGGAAGGTTTCGAGTTCGTCGTCCTCACCACCGGCACACATCACAGAGTGCTCCGTAGCGGGCACAGAAGCCGCAATGAGGCCGTTGTCTCCGGGGTAGAAGTGGTTCACCCACGGCACGGACGGAACGCCGTCAGAACCCTTGAAGGAGAGCAAGTGGGCCGCACCAGCAGCGCGAGCAGCGTTACGGTTGACCTGTCCACGGTAGGAGAAGTCGTGGCACTGGAAATCGACGGCCTCGGATGCCCCACCGGTCTCACGAGCGGCCTCTTCGAAAGTACGGCGCAGCTTCCACGCAAGGGTAGCGACCGTAGACGGGTGCCAGATGCCAGCGGACAGGTCCGACTCGATGTAGTTGACCAGCCATGCGAAGTCCTCGTGCGTGGACTTGATCAGAATGGACGGGACACCGATGGGAACAAGCGTGCCTTCCGGAACCTGAGAGAACTCCAGCGGCAGGTAGCCCAGATCGTGAAGGTCTTCGAGTTCCTTGTAGGAGAAGCCGGGAGAGACGAAGGTGGACGTGTTCTGCTTATACTCATCGAGCACAATGTCCTTGTCCGTGTGGAAGAAGTCGTCCCACGCTTCCTGACGCTCCATGAGCCAAGCCTGAAGGCCGAAGTTGACGACGTGGCCGATACCATCGACGCGGGACTTGCGGTTGGTGTAGTTTGACTCTACGTGTTCCAGACCCTCCGGGTACATGTCCTTGTGGGAAAGCTTGTAGCTGTCGGTGTCCAGAAGCGGGTTGATGAAGAGAGAAATTGTTTTAGCCTTTCGTTAGTCGAAAATGTTGAAGTCATCTATCCAGATGAAGGTACTGCCACCGGAGCTTCCGCCACCGGCATAGGACATCAGGATAAATGTTAGCAAAACTGCAAGGATGATGCAAATCAGTGCTGCCCATCCGTACCCCATGAAGAAGGTGACGATAGCGGCGACGTACAGGCCGATGTCAAGGCCAACCCACCATGCCATCAGAACACGATCTTACTCTGAAGCAGGCGGATCACGTCGAAACGGCGGAATGCGTCATAGGTGCCATCTTCCTCATAGAGGGCTGGCTTCAGAACCCTTGCCGGATCGTAGGAGTTCGTCGTGTAGATGTACTCGAAATTCTCCGACAGGTTGTGCAGCGCATCCTTGGAGAATACACCATGGGAGACGTACAAGTCAATCTGGCCAAAGCCCATACCAGAGGCGTCCTTGAGGCCAAGGAAGGTTCCGCCGCCGTCACAGATGTCATCGATGATGAGGTACGTGCCGTCCGGGTCAAGGCCGTCGATGGAGAAGTTGGACAACTTACCCGTCTCTTCGTCGCGGTTCTTGGTGGCCGTGAAGACCGGCAGTTCCGAAAGGTCGGCCACAGACTGCGCACGGAGCGCTGCGCCCTTGTCGGGAGCAATGATGCCGTCGTACTGGTTCAGGACGGCCCGCATGTGCTTCTGATTGAACAGTTCATAAGAGTGGACCACCGTGACCTCTGTGTCGTCCTTCACCCACAGCTTCAACTCTTCCACGATGACGGGAGAGTGCGGGTCAAAGATGATGACCTGATCTACCCACGTCTCACCGATGAACTGGGCGTAGCGCCGTGCCCCGAAAGGCTTGCCACGGTCGGCACGTGCACCCGGAACGTACGGGGCAATGAGGACTGCCTTGGACTTTGTGGCGAGCAGGTAATCCGCCCACATGGCGAGGGCGAACAGGTCATCGTGCATGGACGACGGGGACGGCTGGAAGATGGCGATCTCGACAGGCTGAAGGTCTCGGCCCTCAGTCTGCTTGATGTGCTTCTCACCAGCGGGGAAGGTGAACTCGTGAAGGGCGGAATTGATAATCTCGCCGGACGCGTCTTTTGCTTTGAAGGTAATCATTATGCTTGTAGTCTAGTCCTTTTCGAAATGGAAGTCAAGTGGATCTCCGTCACACTCATTGGCAATGACACACGCTGCTGCTCCGGGAATGGCTTCCGCGTAGCCTTGATCGTGGCGCTCCCACCCATGATCGGCCTCAAGATGCCAGTCAAGTTTCTTGACATCGATGCCATGGGTTTCAGCGTACTCTACAACTTTTTCGTCGTAGAGAGGTTCTTCGTACCACATTACTCCCACCGCCAGAAGAACATGACGGGGCCAAAGGCCACACCCGTTGCCGGTACCGTGACGCGGACACCGTTCCGCCACTCCTTATTCAGGAGACGCGGACCCCATCCGTGACGCCAGTAGCGTACATGCTCCCAGTCCCAGCGGAAGCCACACTCGGTGGTCAGTTTGAATTTCCAGTTTTTCATGTATTCCTATTCATTCATCAGGCCACGTTCGCAGTAGCCGCAGTTGGGGTTGTCGCATTCTTCCACGCCGAATTCCAGATCGTCCATGCAGCAGCCCCAGCCATGAGGCTTCTTGCCTGCCCACTGGTCAGCCGGTTCACCGGGCTGAGCATACGTGAAGGACGTAGCTGCCGTGTGACAGTTCGTGGATTTGAAGCGCATGCCCTTGGGCGTGTAGAGGAAGATCTGGACATAGCGGTCATCCGTCTCGTCATCGACAGTGACGTTGAGCTTCTTGGCAAGAGCCTCGACTTGGACCTTGGTTGCCGTACGTGGTTTGTGGTTGTTCTTGAACATTGAAATCCCCTCGCGTTGTTGGTAATTACAGCATACCAATGACGGAGGGGAATGTCAACTAGAGTTCCAGTCGGGTGATCGGGAAACAGTTCTCTGCGGTGTTCTTGCAGAGGTTGATTCCCTCTCCCCAGTGGTCTTCGTCGGGGTTCTTGAACGTTGCATAGAGATGTCCCACGGATTCCTCAAGCCTGAGATACGGCCCATAGCCTTCCAGCGAGCCGGTAACCTCGTGAATGACATCTTCAATAGCGTCAAGGAATTGCTCGGGAGGGATGTGGCCGTAGGCGATCCACTCACCTTTCTCATGCTCAATGAGCGGGACATCGGTGATGGACGGGAAGCCATGGAAGAACTCCTTGATCCTGAGTTCGCGGGATTGGAAATCCTCTACAGTTTCGTACTCTTGGTAGAAAATGTGCACGGTCATCAGGATGATGATGAGGACCAGCATTGCAGCACTGACACCTGTGGCGGCTAGGCCGAACAAGGGCAGGCCAGTGACGACGACCAGCCCTACCAAGGACAACGGGACAAGCACCGCAATGGCACGGCTCGTCCAGATCAAGGACGGCGACGTTGTATAGACTTCAGGCCACTTCCATGCGGCGGTGTACGCCTTTGCTACTCTGTTTTCCTTCATGTATCCTTCTACGTTAGTTGCTTTTCATAAGTGTACCATAACCTCGGCGTAATTCCAATTAGTACCAGACCTTGGTGAGGCTGGAAGGTATTTCGGTCTTCGGAGTGGGGTCGTACTTCTTTCGGTCCTCCTGATAGTTCTTGACGATAGCAGCCTCACGCTCAAGCTCCCTCACTTCATCCGGGTCCAAATAGTCACCCGCAGCCTTTCGCCGTGCAAGCTTGGAGACAGGCTCGGTCAGGTTGCGCATACCGGAAATGGAGCGGTTTGTGGTGGCAATGGAATGCACGTACTTTCGCAGACCGGAAACCTTGCCGATGTAGACAAACCAGATCGTGTTTCCAGACACGGCCTCGCCATGGACATAGCCGTCAAAGTGTACGATATCTCCACCAGTGGC